GAAGCTTTGCAGGCTAAAGAAACGCAAGCTGACGATCTTTACAAGAGAGCTGTAGAGTCTGGTGATGCGGAGCTGATGAGTAAAGCTGACACGCTCAAGTCAGACATAAGCATTCAGAAAGAAAAAATTAGGTTGGCAAAGAACAGACAAGAAGAAAGTTCTGTTCAAGCCCCGGTAGACCAGTCTTATTACCAAAACCAGCCAGTGGTGCAACAACAACAAGAAGAAGTAGAGCCTACGAAAGAAGCGCTTGGGTGGTATGAAAAAAATAAATGGTACGGCGATCAAGAGGACGCAGGAAATCTTGAGGCTACACAGTACGCTTATTTTCAGCACTATAATCTTATAAACGAAGGCTATGAAGCTGACTCTGACGAGTATTATGGCGAGCTGAACAATAGAATTTATAAAGTTTATCCACATCTGCAATCTGCTGATGAGGGTGACGGTCAAAAAGATGGTGGACCCCCCGTGCAAAGAGTCTCATCTGCTTCCGTTGGAAGTCGTCAACAAACACGCGGCAAAGTGAAAAACGGCGTGACTTTCTCAAAGTCTGAAGTCGAGCGCCTTCGAGGGTTGAAACCGCACAACATGTCGGAACAAGATTGGTTGAAGCGGGTAGCTCAAGAAAAGCAAAAAATTGCTCAAAGGGAGGCAGTATAATGACTACGGCAGAAAAGAAAGAAACGAATCGAAACTCGCGTGATTCCGAGACTCACGATAAACAAGCTCGAAGACAACCATGGAGGCCAGTAAGAAAGCTCGAAACCCCTCCTCCCCCTCCCGGTTTTACCTACAGGTGGATTAGGGCAGAAATGCTAGGCGATGAAGATCGTGCAAACGTATCAAGGCGCGTCCGCGAAGGATGGGAATTGGTAAGGGCGGAGGATCTTCCCGCAGAATGGCAGCACATGCCAAGCGTTGATGAGGGCAGAAATACTGGTGTAATAAGTAATGAAGGTTTGCTTTTGGCAAAAATCCCTAATGAGACAATTGCTGAGCGTAACGCTTACTATCAACAAAAAAATGTCGATGCTGTAGATGCTTTAGACAATACTGTTTTCAGTGATGCGAAACGTGATGGCAGGTACGTTAAGTACGATCCTCAAAGGGACACCAAGGTAACCTTCGGTAAAACCTAAATAGGAGGCCCAAATGGCTAATAAAGATGCCGCTTTTGGAATGAAGCCAGTCAAAATGATTGGTGGCGCTCCCTACACTGGTGGTACGAGTCGATATCGCATAGCCGCAAATTACGATACTGCAATTTTCCAAGGCGATATGGTTGCTCAAGTCACTGGCGGAACTGTGGAAGTCCACGCGGACGGAGGCACAGTCCCAATAGTAGGAGTTTTTAATGGTTGCGAATACACTGACCCGACTACGGGTGAGCAGAAGTACAGCAACTACTATCCAGCAAGCACTAACGCTTCGGATATAATCGCTTTTATAATTGATGATCCCAATGTCGTATTTGAAATTCAAGCAGACTCAGCGTTTCCGATTGCTGACCTATTCGGAAACTTCGATATTGTTTACACATCAAGTGGAAGCACAGTCACTGGCATAAGTGGTGCAGAGTTAAAAGTCGCTGACGGCGCAACAGGAACTTCATTGTCTATCAAGGCAATCGACATTTCTGAAGACCCCGAAAACGATGATGTATCTTCTGCTAACACCAATGTATATGTCGTAATTCAAAACCACATATTTGGCGTTAAAGGCGCTGGATTAGCGTAAGGGAGAATAATTTATGGCTATTTCACGAGCGCAATTAGCGAAAGAGCTAGAGCCGGGATTAAACTCTCTCTTCGGCATGTCGTACGATGCGTACGATCAAGAGTATGCAGACATCTTCCCCATGGAAGATTCTCAGCGTGCTTTTGAAGAGGAAGTGCTAATCACTGGTTTTGGCGCAGCACCAACTAAAGCAGAATCGGCAGGCGTGTCTTTTGACAATGCTAACGAAAGTTTCAGCGCACGTTATACCCACGACACAGTGGCTCTAGCGTTTGCTTTAACTGAGGAAAGTGTTGAAGACAACCTTTATGACTCGCTAGGTAAGAGATACGTTAAAGCGTTAGCACGTTCTATGGCTCACACGAAAGAAGTGAAGGGCGCAGACGTTCTTAACAACGCATTCAGCTCATCCTTCACAGGAGGAGACGGCGTTTCTCTGATCAATACAGCTCACCCACTCGCGGGTGGTGGAACTGCTGCGAACAGAGCAACAACAATGGCAGACCTTAACGAGACTAGTCTTGAAGATGCTCTAATTGACATTTCCACTTTCACTGATGACCGAGGTTTAACGATCTCAGTACAGGCTACAAAGCTTGTCATTCCTCCGCAACTGACCTTTATTGCGGACAGGATCTTAAACTCTCCCGGTAGATCAGGAACTGCGGACAATGACATAAACGCGATAAGGAACACTGGTGTTCTTCCCGGTGGTTACACTGTGAACCACTATCTGAACGATCCAGATGCTTTCTTCTTGCTGACTACTGTCACAGAAGCAGGCGAAGGTCTGAAAGGTTTCCAGCGAACAGCAATGGAAACCAGCATGGAGCCAGACTTTACGACTGGTAACATTCGCTACAAGGCCAGAGAAAGATATAGCTTCGGCTTTTCTGACTGGCGCGGAGTTTACGGTAGCCAAGGCGCGTAACCTAAACCGCAACAAGAAAGGGGGCTTTTGCCCCCTTTTTTTATGCCTGTACACACTTGTATAAAAACTTGCACAACGACACGGAAACAGGTATATTTACCCCATACCTTGAGAAAACCGGAGATAAACATGGAACTGAAGCTAGATTGGTCAAAAGAAACCGTCCACACAGATGGGCGTTTTGTCAGCACTGCTTCTCCTACCCAAGAGTTTTGGACCGTATGGCGCGAGAAGAAAGCTGCGATCAAAGCAGCTGGTTACTCTGTTCGTAAGGTAGACAACAAGTGGGTTGTTACTCGTTACAGAGACAATGATCAGGCGATTGCTGATTCTCAAGCTACAGATTCAGACATTGATATCCCAGTGCCAGCTGGTTTGTCTTACCTGCCTTACCAGAAAGCTGGAATCGCTTACGCTATCAAGCGCTCTTCAACTTTGATTGGTGACGAGATGGGCTTAGGCAAAACCATACAGGCCATCGGAGTAATTAACGCGACTGCACCTAAGACTGTATTGGTTGTTTGCCCAGCATCTTTGAAGATCAACTGGAAAAACGAGATGACCAAATGGTTGGTTGCTGACAGGGACATCCAGATCGTCAACGGTGGCGGCGAGCAGATCCCTGCTAACCCGGATGTGATCATCATTAACTATGATGTTTTGTCTAAGCATAAGGACGCAATCAATGCTCGCACTTGGGACTTAGTGATTATGGACGAGGCTCATTACATCAAAAACAATACAGCTGCTCGCACTAAAGTTGCTGTCGGTATCAAAGCCAATCGCAAAGTGGTTTTGACAGGCACTCCAATTACAAACCGTCCTATCGAGCTACAGCCTATCGCTGGTTATCTTGACCCTGTTACCTTTGGTAACTACTTTAAGTTTGGAGTTCGCTACGCTGGCGCTCACCAAATCAACATTGGCCGTAAGACTGTTTGGGACTTTAACGGATCTTCCAACCTTGACGAGTTACAGAGAGTGTTACGACAGTCTTTCATGATCAGAAGAAAAAAGGACGAGGTTCTCAAAGAGCTTCCTGAGAAGGTTCGACAAATCATTGTGTTGCCTAACAGCGACTACAGCGACCAAATCAAAAAAGAGTTTGAAACCTTGGCTGACGCGGTTGATGAAACTTCTTCTGAAGACATCGAGTTCGAGCAAATGTCAGGTGTACGACATGAGACAGCTTTGGCAAAAGTAAACGATGTTGTAACTCACGTTGCTGCAATCGATCATCAGGTAGTGGTCATGGCTCACCACAAAGATGTTGTTGACGGAATCAAAGCTGGCTTGGAGGCTGCTGGCAAATCAGTGGTTACTTTAACTGGTGACTGCAACCAAGCTCACAGACAAAACGCGGTAGAAACCTTTCAGGCTGGCAGCGCTGATGTTTTTATTGGGACCATTGGAGCAGCTGGTGTTGGCATCACGCTTACTTCAGCAAGCCACGTTGTATTCGCTGAGCTAGATTGGGTTCCGGGCAACATGTCACAGGCAGAAGATCGTTGCCACAGAATCGGTCAAGACAGCTCAGTGTTGGTTCAGCACTTGGTTGTTGACGGATCTATCGACGCGAGACTTGCACAGGTTTTGGTTGGCAAGCAAAGAGTGTTGGATAAGGCTCTAGACAATGTGGTTGTGAACAACATCAGCATCGAGGATT